CGAGGGTTGGATCGTATGTGATGAGTGCGGTAGCGCATGGAGGTGGCATTGAGCGCAAAATCAAAGCATATCAACAAATGGGTGCCGTCAGATCAATATAGGACTAACTACGATCGCATTTTTACTCCCTCCGCCCCTCAAAAAGAGCGCTGTAGCAGATGCAGCAGGGAGACACAGCCAGTATACATGAGAGATGTCAAAATGATAGCAGAGTGCAAGGCAGAGCGGCTGTGCGTCGATTGTTTTCACACGGAGTGGAGCTGGAGATGATAGCCTCAAGAGATACTTGCGTTGAAATTATTCAAGATTTTAACAAAAAGTGTCATATTTGTAGGTACACGGTATTTATTTTGTAGCTATGCGTAAGTTATCACCGAAACAAAAAGCGTTTATCCGGGAGTACCTGGTTGATCTCAATGCGACACAAGCTGCGATCAGAGCAGGATACTCTCCCCATCGTGCAGATCAAATTGGCTACGAAAACTTGAGGAAACCTGGGATTAAGGCCGCGATCGATAAGGCGCAGAAAAAGAGAGCGGACAAAGTTAAGATCACAGCGGAAATGGTTGTAGAGGGGTTATTGAGGGAGGCCACGCTGGACGGCTCCGGGTCGAGTCATGCCGCCAGGGTCGCAGCATGGGAAAAACTAGGCAAACATCTCGGTATTTTTGAGCGGGACAACGCACAGAGTCGAGGGTTGACCATCATCAGCCCGCCGGACCTCACAAAACCAGCGGACTCGGGGAAATAATGGGCGCAGCGGCAGAAAATATAACCGACGACATCAAATATAATTTGATCCCCACGATTAAGGATTTTCATCAATCCGGGGCTCAGATCCGCTGCATAGTGGGCCCAGTTGGTAGCGGCAAGACGACCGGAGCAACATGGGAGATCTGCTACTATCTGCCGCATTTTTTATTCCAGACCCACAGGATCAAAAAAACTCGCTGGCTGGTGCTGCGGAACACATATTCGGAGCTGAGGGACACCACGCTCAAAACCATATTTGAGTGGTTCCCGTGGGGCGAGTTTCGGAGCCAGGCGATGGAATATACGCTCTATTACCCAGATCAGGATATCACTGTTGAGCTGCTGTTCCGGTCATGCGATCGCCCGGACGATGTTAAAAAATTTAAGAGCCTCGAGCTTACGGGATACTGGATTGATGAGTCGATTGAAGTTGCCGACGAGGTTAAACGGATGCTCAAAAATAGGATTGGGCGGTATCCCCGCAAAAGTCCAGTGCGATTTGGTGTGGAGACTACAAACCCTCCCGATGTTGAGCATACTACGTACTCGCAGTTCGCCTGGACAACCCCGCCTCCCGGACCGATGCCGCAGGGTAAGCCGCTGGAGGGGCATGTCGGTTTTTGGCAGCCTCCGCGAGAGAATGAGGCAAACTTAAGGGCAGGTTACTACGACGATTTGATCAAGGACTACGCAGACAACCCAGACTGGATCGACATGTATGTCAATGGCAAGCCCGGGCAGCTGGTCAGGGGGCGGCTTGTTTACGCTAATTTTGTTCGGACGCTGCACGTAGCGGAGCAATCGCTAATTTGGGACGGACAACAACTATACAGGGGATGGGATCACAACGGGACTACTCCGGCATGCATTGTCGTCTGCCCCGTTACACCGACACGGTTGCATATCTATAGGGAGTTCGTCACCGTCCAGGAAAACATCGTGGACTTTACCAGGCGTGTGTTAGTCGAGTGCGCCGAGGCGTTCCCGGGTGGCAGGTTTGTAGATGTCGGCGACCCTGCTGGGAGGGCGCGGTTTTCGACGCGATCTGGAGGATTTACGAGCAACACTGATCTCATGCGTGACGAGTGCGGTGTGCACATGATCGATGGTGAGCAGACGTTCCGGGTGCGGGTCAATTGTGTAGATCAGGCTCTCCTCCGGCGAGACGGGGTACTGATAGACCCGTCGTGTATCCGTCTCATTAACGGTTTTTTGGGTGGGTATCACTACCCGGAGCTTGCCGGGATGCCCGGAGTTTACAAAAAAGACCCTGAAAAAAATAAATTTTCGCATATCCACGATGCTCTGCAATATGCGCTAACGAGACTGTATGTTTCGTCCGGTGCAAAAGTGGCTGAGTCAGACTGCTACCCGGACGAGATACGAGAGGAGGTATATTAACTCATGGCAACAATAGTACCACTCAAAGAGGTAACGCTGGGACACGATACGATCGAGGGTTTTTTCCCGCCAGCCCCCGAGTGGGTGGATCAGGTATCGCTGGACGGGTCCAACGCGTCTACGTATAGCGTCCCGACTGGGGCAAGATGGCTCGTACTCAACTCTACCGCGACAGACTGGTATCTGCGGGCTGACGGCAACGCTGCTGTAGTGCCAGCGGCAGGAATCACAAACGGCACAGGCTCTATGCTAACCCCTACTCAGATTGATGTGACTGACGTGTCGAGCATCAGCCTGATCTGTGCATCGGCCTGCTACATCACGATATCGGTGTACAAATGAGCGGCGCACAGTCATTTCGGCAGCTCTGTGAGCAGGTGGACCCCGACATAGACAAAGACCCGTGGGGGTACGAGTTCTCGAACGGCAGGCGATTTATCACTCGTCACGATCCCAGGCCGCACATCTCCCCTGGTGAGAGTTATGTGATTGATTCAGGCGGCAGGTACGTACTCGATGCAAACGGAGATTATGTTGTCACTCGCTCGTAATATTTGGTTGCTGCTACTGTTGCCGTCTCTATGTTTCGGCGGCACGGTATATCTGTCAGACAGCGACACAGACATCGATGCAGCCGGGGCCGTCATGGAGTCGGATTTTAACGCCAACACCATTCTTGCGGCAGACACAGACGACACCCCGGCGGCGCTGACCATTGTGGAGCAGCGGATCGTCGGCAGGAAAACCGGCGGAGCCATCGCGGCCCTGGCGGTTGCGGAAGTCCGAACCATGATAAGCGTGGAGGAAAACGCGGACGTCACGGACGCAGACAACGTGGACGCAGCCGGGGCCGTCATGGAAGTGGACTACGATGCTGGTACGCTCCTATACGCCACGTCAGATGATACTCCGCAACCAAAGACGATTGCCGAGTTTTTGATCCTGCTTAATGTTGAGGACGGCGCAGAGGCAAACAACATCACCGATATCAATGTCACAGATTTGACGGATGGTGGCAACTCAGCCCTGCACTACCACTCGACCGACCGGGACCGCTCAAATCACACAGGGACACAAGCGGCATCTACCATCTCGGATTTTGACACGGAGGTGAGCGGCAACTCGGCAGTAGCGTCCAATACCGCCAAGCGGACCTACCCGACAGCGGATGAAGATAAGGTCGGGCATATCTCTATTACTCAGGCTGTGGACCTGGATGCCATCGAAACAAAAATAGATGGCATTGCAGCCGGAGCCGAGGTCAACATCAATGCCGATTGGAATGGAAGCGGCGATGACTCTGAGATACTCAACAAGCCGACAATCCCGACTGTCTCTGATGCCGTATACGGAGCAGGTTGGGACGGCGATACAGACGCGCCGAGCAAAAATGCTGTTTACGATAAGATCGAGACGCTTGGAACAGGCTCCGGCGATGTCACAACCCAAAACCTGGCAGAAAACGCTTCCGGCACATCGTATTGGTTTGATGGATCGGATGACTACGTTTCCCTTGGAACCGATACCGATCTCGATATTGGCACGGGGGATGGGAGTTATTTTGTCAGATTTAAAAACACCGGGAATGATGGGGCAGCAAACCGGTTTTTTGACGTAAATGATGTGACAACAAACGATCGGATTATATTCACACTTGATGCTTCCGGAAGATTGTACGGCCAAATCAGGGAAAGCAGCACATATGATGTTACAACCGGCACTACAGACATTGGCGCAGATGGGTTATGGCATACTGGTGTTTTTACAATAGATCGTGACTCTGCAACCGGACTAAAGCTCTATCTGGATGGTGACGAAGAGACGTATTCCACCCAAGAGGACCCAACCGCTCTGACCGGCAGTATAGCCTCAACTGGTACCAAATACCTCGGTGTAGACCACACAGCTTCTGGATATCCTTTCGCTGGCCAAATCTCTCATTTCCAGTTCTGGAATATGGTCATCCCGGACGATGAACGGGAGGCTCTTGAAAACGGCGCAGAGGTGTCCTATGAGTACCGGGGAGCGAGTCAGACGCCTACCTATGCTTCTGATTTTAGCGCGGATGAGGATGGCTGGAGTGATTATAAAGGAACAGTTTCGGGAAATAACGATGGTATCTCAGGTGAAAATGATGTTTTGAAATTCTATGCAAATGCTGAAACAGCAGCGCATTTTATCTATAGAGATGTCCTTACACCAGGAAAATATTACGAGATATCATTACGATATTACATCCCATCTAGCAATACAACTGTCGATGAGATCCAATTAGGCTCTACAAACGGAAATCCTTATGCAGAGTCACGATCTATTGTAAAAACACCAGTATGCCATAACCCATCTGCGCCAATGTCTGTAGTGCC